GCCAACCATTCAGTACGGCGGGAAAGCAAAAAGGCCACGGCGATGAGCGCCACCTATGGCCGCATTGGTTTAGCCTCATCCGCGAGTGCAGGCCTTCAGTCGTCTTTGGAGAGCAAGTTGCGTCAGCAATTACCTACGGCTGGTGGGATGATGTGGCCACAGACTTGGAAGCGAAAGGTTACGCCTGCGCTGCGGCAGTATTGCCAGCTTGCAGTGTTGGCAGGCCGCACAAACGCAACAGATTATGGTTTGTGGCTAACTCCGAGAGCGAGGGAAGTGGCGGAACCAGCAGGACAAGCAGCGAAACGGTTGGGAGACAGGCGGGAAGTAACAGCATGCAGCTTGGCGGAGCAAGTCAACACAGCGATGTGGCCAACACCGAACTGCGGGGATGTGAACGCCAGCAGGAGCAGCAACCCCCAGGAGTATTCAGCTCGCTGGATGTCGAGGCCGAACCACGGAAGCCAGTTGGCGCATATGGCGCAGGCGATGTGGCCAACGCCGAATGCATCAGACGACAGGGACAGGGGACGCTGGGAAAATCCCAGTATTCAGCGGCGCGTTTTGATGGGCAAACAGGTCAATCTTTCGATGATAGCGCAGGGGTCGAATGGCTCGAATGCCCCGACGGAAAAACAAGGCCAGTTGAACCCTCAATTCGTTTGCTGGCTCATGGGGTACAGCACCGAGCATCACTCCTCCATGCTTACGGCAATGCAATCGTTCCGCAAGTCGCGGCCGAGTTCATCCAAGCAACTGAAGGAGTCCCCAAATGAGCGATAAGGGTAGAGAGGCGTTGCCTTACGGAATAGCCGTGAAGCATTACTCGGAAGATGAAAACGCATGTATCAAATATGATGGTGGGTTCGTCTGTATAGATGGCGACAGAGAAGATGCAGAACATTTGGTTCGCGCCATTGCAAAAGCCGCCCTCGCTCACGCAGCGCAGAAAGATGCGGAGATAGAGCGATTGAAGCGGGCGCTGATACAAATCAAAAACACAAATGAAGGCACTATAGCGCAGCCGCTGAAAGTTATTCATGGTATAGCTAAGGATGCCCTAGCAGCCACCAACGGAGGAACCGATGACAAGTGAGTTCAAAGTAGAGAACCCATTTATTATAGGAAAATGGTATGGCATGGAAGATGACGGTTATTCGTTTGAGTGCGAGGAAGAGCGCGGGGTTTATGTTTTAGACGAAGAGCAATCTTCGCGTCTTTATCAAGAAAAACTAATCCGCATGGGTTGCGCCTCCGACACCAGCTACATCTCCATGAGCAACGTGCCGTATGAGGACGGTAGCCCTTCGCGTGAATGGGACACCAGCGCCGTTGATTTGGTGAGTGAGCATGAAGTTTTGATGGATATGGAGGCAGCTATTGCCAGGACTTGGGAGCATAGAAAAGAAGCCATGTCACCCCTTCACCAATGGCTTTTAGAAGAGGCGGCTGTTGCTTGTTATAATGTGGCGAAAGACTGGCTGATAGGAACCAAAGCCGAGAAGTGGCTCAAGAAGCGGGGGTGAGTGATGCTTGAACTTCTTATAATTTATCTTCTGGTTGCAATCCCTCTGTGTTTATTTTTAGGCTGGATGATTCGTGGCTAAGAAGCTACACAAACCGCATCATAAAATACCAACCGTAGATTGGAAGCATTGGGGGCATAAGAATGGAAATGGTAATCAGCGCATTGTTAGCAGCTACACTGATTTACTTGTGGCAGCGGCTCAAAGTGATGGAAGCCGTGCGCCTGATGGACTTACAGCGCAACCGCGTCTGCTACCGCATGGACGACCAGCTAAAGACTCAGAAGCAAATAGCTGAGTTTATCGAGAAGCATAAATGAACGAACAAACCATCCTGCAATGCGCCAGATGCCTAACCCACACACCTCTAATCGAGACCGACACAGCAGAATCCATCAAAGAAGCAATCAAGCGTCATAGCCGTTGCGATAATTGCGGGCATTATGTTATGCTGTGTTTTGAAAGTAAGCCTGTACTATGGAGGGTGGAAAATGCTGGAATTAGTCGTAGCAAACTCAGCCGAAGGCATAGAACTTCACGAGCTAATGAAAAGCGAATACTTCTATAAGTGCCCACGCAAAACCTGTAACTACCAATACAAAACCACGGTAGGGCATGTCATGACGCATAAAGAATGCCCAAAGTGTGGGCGATAGTTACCACTGGTGAAGTTTGCGCCCAAGCTCATTATGCAGCAATATTTGCCGCGCGGTTGAATCCGTTAGCTGGTCATCTTTAGCAATGTAGATAGGCTCAAAAGGACTATCGTTGCCACTCGGCCCGCAGCCGCTTAAGAGCATCGCCATCAGGCAGCTTAGAAACGCCATTTTTAACGCCTTGTGCTTTTTCATATACCACAACCTTCTCTTGAATGATTCTAGCTTCGCACGCGCCTTTTCCTTTTAGATACGCCGTTGTAAGCATCGTTATCACTAGAAATGCTATTGCTATCGGTTTCCAGAATTGAAGAAGTAGAAACATTCCTTCCCCCAAAAAATGCGTCAGAGGCTTTGCCAGCCGCATACCCTCCAACATAAAAGCCTAAATAATTAGCAAGCTGGTCAGGATTATATAGTAACACCCAAGTCGCCGGAGGCCAAGTTAAAAGCACAATAAAGCGCGTCATACTTAGGCGGCCATCTTCGGCCTCTAAAAATTCAGCGAATCTCGATGGTGACGACTTCCCCACGCTCGATAGCCCTTTCTTGGTCTATATTTTCTTTAATAAATTGTCCAATTTTAAGCATTTCTTCATAAGTAAAATGGTTTTGCCTCATTGTATTACATCTATAGCATGCTGGGACTATGTTGTCCTTTGTGTGGCCACGCGAATTATCAATCCTATCAGCTCCCAACTTTTCTTTAGATGAGCAATAAACGCATGCAGAATTGTAGATATTATTTAACATGTATTTATAATCAAAATCACATAATTCATGGCATTTTTTTGCGTCACGAGCCTTATACGATGCAACCATAGAAATGGCTCTTTTCTTTTTTCTATCGGCATCAAGTTCATTTTGATTAAGAACTTGTTTCGCTGCTTGTGCTCTTTTGCCGAATAAAATTTCTTCAGGAGTTTTATATTGTTTTCTATGATAACGCTGGACAACTCCTTGCACGTTTAATTCTAATTTGTAGCACCATTCCAACAATGGTCTTGTTTCGCCATTATAAGTCAAAACCCTTACTGGCTTTCTAATTGCGTTACTTTTATCCGTCCAAAAGCAATTAGTTACACTAAATGGCTTAGTTTTGTCTTTTCTACATAAAGTAGCGCCATCATAATAAGAACCGCCCATATCCCTAACAAAGGTATTAAAATCTTCCCATTCCTTTGAACATCCCCATTTTTTACCTTTTACTGTGAATCTGAATGACCTCCATATGTTATGTAATTTTGTACCGGCCATCCCATTCGTAAAAGCAGCTCTTTTTTTCCACGATTCTTTTAATGCGATACTTTGCAGGCAAGTCATATAAATCCTTTTGTATATTTTACCTAATACACATTAAAGGATGCGTTTTAGAATAGCAATGCTTATTTTTTATAAACTAACCCTTGCACGTATTTACCCTTCGCCACACACGAAAGGGCTTGCCTACGATTCCGCATGGCGTAAGAAACGTGAATCCACCCATTTTCTGGGTTATTTTGTGGCACATACTCAAGGATTAGCTGGTCGAACGGCAGGTTCTCTTTGATGTATTGCCAGATTTCATCATTATCTACCCCCTTAATGACGATATCCGCAGCCTCGCCTCTAAGATGCTGAGAGGTGCTAGCCCCACCCACGGCTTTATTTACTTCAAACGAGCGGAATCCTGAATTGATAGTTACTGCCCCATAGTAATCACGAAGCGGCTGCAATACCTGCTCGCATAGAACCTTGAGGTTCATAATCTGGTCAGTGTTCGGGATGTTAGGAAGCCCGCTATTTGTTTTGCACATCTCGGCAAGGGTAAAGTTAGCCGTTAGTTTCATTGTTTCATCCAGTTAAGCATTAACCCACCAACCTTAATAACTGCTGCACCTAACGCACCAGACAACAGGAATAGCACAGCATACGCGCCTTTTCCCTTATTGAGCATGGCAAGCAATTCATCTAGCTTGTGGCTTACATCATCAAAACGCTCACGGGTATCCTTTGCGTGTGCAGCTTGTTGCTCGCGGATGCCTTTCACCTGTTCCTCTAGAACTGCGATTTTCACGGTGTTCTCCATGTTAGCATCCATCTCACAAGCTCATCAGTTGCGCGTTAGTAGGGGAAAGATTAAACCATGTTGCATCGCTCAGGATGTAGCCTTTCGCCACCCTATCGCCCGTCAGATTGCCATTGATGCGCTCATGCGTAAGGCCGCTGTTATAGGTATCGCCTGCTAGTTCGATGACTTCACTACCGTTAAATGATACCTTTAGTCCATTAGCCGAGGTAGTCCATGCCACCGTGTAGACCGTATCATTCGCTACAGGTATCGAGGTTTCGCGATAAACCGTGTTTTGGTGCGTGGTTCTAACGTATAGGCTACCCATGTAGCGGAATAGCTCAGTATCAGCGTAATTCGCGTTATTCTGGTTATTGTCTAGGTGGTAGAATACCTCGTAGTCACTAGCCGATTCCGCCGCAGTGCAGATGACCATTTTCTTAGTTACGCTTGTAGGCGGGGTTATGGTGCGCTGCAACCGCGTCCCTTGGATCGTAACGGGCATGGCGGTAGTAGGGATGTAAGCCGTAGCCTCCCCAGCCTCGAACTGGCATTCTTTGATGTATAGCGTCCGGCCCGTTCCTGTGTATTGCCACGCGCTGCCATTCATCATCGCTATGTCGTAGTAGCCACCACCGTGCGCGCCCGAAAGAGTAACCCGATATTCCCCACCCCCCAAAGGCGCAATGCTTGAGCCCAAAGGCACACCAGACCCCCAAGCTAATGCAGGGGTAATAGTCCCCGCAGCGAGGTCAACTTCTGCATAATACCCGTTAGCGGCTTGGGTCAGCCACAAGCGGAATTTGGTGCACGTCCCAGCTTTAGCGAGAAGGCTTAACGTGTGCTTGCCAGTGTTTGCTGGAATAGGTCTGTAGCACTCATGCGAGCTATTCACTGCGCTTTCGGTTAGCTTCTGCCAGCCATTCTCTTCTGCTACCGTTAGGCCAGACTTCGCCCATGAGGTGAAATCATTGCTAGGATATAGCTTGTTAGTCCTATCAGCCAACATAGACAAACCAAGACTGGTGACAACCTTCGGCCCCGTGAAAGCGTTAGGGTTTATATAATTACCAGCAACGTAATCCGCTGAGTAATCGGGTTGCGGGAACCCGTCCAATGCGTCGCACTGCGCCAAGATAGCCGCTACTGCTGCACGAATTGCGTCGGTTTCTACGCCCATGTTCCCACACTAACGTTAGCACCGCTTGCACCGATTGGAGCAATACGGAAGAATGAACCTGCTGCCGTGCTATACGCACCACCTGGAGCCGTGCCTAAAATATATTGAGGGGTAAACGTGCCGCCAGCGTTAATCGAAACAATCCCTCGCACATAGAAGATAAGAAATTGAGCCGCTGAAGTTAAACCACTGTAAGCAGTGATTGCTGTAGCTACCTGAGGGGCAACGCCGAACCTAGTGCCAAACCCGCTTGTAAATGAAACCGTGCTGCTGTCACCAGTGATTTGATAGCCGATTTTGTTAAGTGTAGCCGTACCACCAAACAACAAGCCAAACGTATGCGAAGTAGTGCCCGCCGCTTTGCTAAAGTTGAACACGCCCTCAAATTCGTAATAGGTTGATGCCGATACCGTACAGCCAACACCAAGGATATTTTGAGCACTTGTGCCGTTAGCCCCTGCTAAAGCAGAATCTAAAGCAAAAAACTGCGATGCAGGCACTACCCCCCGCTGCGTGCCTTGTGGCGTGAAGTATTCAACCTTCCCGTCATACTCCGTAGCACCAGCCGTTGCGGTGGTTAAGTTAGTGCCGGAGGTCAGGTATAAAGGGGCGGTGCCAGCAGTAGCAGTGCCGGCCGCCAGTGTAATCGAAGACATCAAAGGAGCTGCGGCGAATACAGCTGAGCCAGTTCCTGTCTCATCCGTAAGCATGCCGCTAAGGTTTGAAGATGTTATCACCCCAGTCGTCACCGTGACAATATCGCCACCAGTGCGCACTGTTGCCGTGATATCTGAACCCAAACTATCCGCCGCCTTAATCGAAGCGGTATTGGTGCCGTTCGTCGTGCCCTCAGCAAGGGCAATGCTTGCGCCGACGGTGGTGGTGGGGGCGGTGTATGGGGCGATGCCAGCTTCTGAAGCGTTATCTGCTTGCAACAATGTTTCAGCATAAGGCGTGATTATTGTCGCCTCACCTAAATCAGCAGCTATAAAATTTTTTAATCCATCCGCCGTCGCATTCCAACCAAGCAGTTGATTAGCGGCAGGGGCAGGAAACTGCAAATTTGCCACTGTCGAGGATTCCGGCAACTTAGCCGCACGCCCCACATCACGCACAATTTGCTGGTTTTGTTGTGTTAGCAAATCAAGTTGCAAGTTAAGCGTTTCAGATAAAAAATCACCTGATGGGTTAAAATCCGTCACGCGCTCATATGGCACATCAAGGAGCAAGGTGTATCTGTCGCCGTTCAATGCCGGAGAAACAAGGTTAATCTGCCCACCATCTTCGTCTGCGATACTGGCCAATGGCACAGTGTAATCCGTGGTCAGCGTCAGCGTAGTATCTACACCAGCGCGTGTACGAATAATGCGTATATGCGATTCTTCAAATATAGGAAAATCAAACGCAAGCGTAGTTTCGCCACCAGTTGCGTTAATCTGCACCCGCCCATCATTGCTAAATACTTTAACGCCAACTGTCATACTATCTCCTATACCATAATTTTAGTGTGGAATCTATTTGAAAAGTCGCTCTTGCCCATAAGTCTTGCGCATATTTGTGTCCATCCGGCGCAAATATCCGGGGTTTAATTCTTCCTGCATTTGAAGCAGGATTAGCTGATCTAAAGCTGCCCTAGTGTAGAATAGGTTGTTGAACGGAATGGAATTAACTGCAAACATGGCCGCTTGGCGTTTAGAACCTCCGCCACGAATGCCTGCCGAATAAATCTTAAATATCTCGTCAACTTTACCCAAGGTTGGGCCAGCCAATATAGAAGATGCGGAGCGCCCAAAGCCTGATGTGTCTTGCAGCAACAAATCACCCATAATGCCAAGCCCACCACCCTGCGCCAAGGAAGCAAAAATAGTTTCTCCTTTCATTGGGTCTTTTGGCGTTTTGTTTTTGACAATATCCTTCATTGACATTGCCAAATAACCAAAAGCCATACTTCCAAGCATTAGTTGCACCATAGCGCTATAATCTGGCTTGCCCTTGCCAATGGCTGCCCTTTCTATTACTTTTGTTCCTATCGTTAATGGGTAATTTTTGAACTGCATGACAAGCCTAAAGAACTCGCCAGAAGGGGTTCCCCGCTGCGTATTGCCAAACGTAGCTAGGCGTTGTTCCCTAGCGCCCGGTGTTATAACCGCCGATTCCTGCCTATCAAGAATGTAAGTAACTAGCTTTTGCGCTACCTTTTTATCCTTAATAGTTTCAGCCAAAACGTATGCGCGGCCATCTTCTAACGTGGTAACTCCTGCGCGCATTTTATCCCAATCGGCGGGCTTAATGTCATAGTTACCGAACAAGCGTTTAGTATCTACATCTAGTTCATCAAACCCCTTGCCTGCTTTAAGCCCTAGGTCATGCGCCATGGTGCGAGAAAAAGCTGCCTTGTGATTATCCGTCCACCACGTCAAGCCGTTTAGACGAAAAAACAAACGGGTAACTTTGGCAGCTTTGCCTTGCAAATCATCAAAAGCACTAAATCTTGCGCCCACATCACCAATAACTGATTCCATGTAGACACCAAGCATAGAAGCAAATTCTACGCGCTCTTTTTTGGATTTGAACCCATAGGCCGTGTCCATAAAAGATTGAGTCCATGCTTTTAACCAATTTTTTCCTTGGAATTGGTATTCAAGGCTTTTGGGCAAAATATCCGTCACGCTAGAAAGCAACGCGCCACCTAACTTAGTCACACCGTTATAAGCGCGGATATTAGAGCCGATGTTGGCTAGTGTAGCCGATGCGGGGATTTTTTGCTTTTCCATCATTCCGTCAATCATAGCTTGAATTTTGGCTTGCGTGCCATCGCCAGCTTTTAGCTTGGTGCGGTTAGCTTTGATAGCGGCCTCCGTCGCAGCTTTCACCATAGCTTCAGGGTTAGTGCCGAAACGCTCTAACATAGCCGTATTTTCAGCATCCCTTGCAATAGCTTCAATCACGCCCTCATGCAGGGACTTCATACCATAGGCTTCATTCCACTGCTTCCATGAGGCATAATCTTTGAAATGCAACTCACGGCTACGGGATAGCTTTTTGGCTAGGTTGGCAGGGCCGCTAAATTGGAATAGCTTGGCATCTTTCTCTAGTGGGTCTGTCAGCCTAACACCCGTCACCATCGCATCGTAAGCAGAACGCAGGGCATCGCCTAAATCATCGTAGTCACCGCCAAACGTGCGGGCGGTATCTACCAGCCCCATCATATCGGCAACCCACTTCTCTTTGCCAGCTTTTAACATGCCAACAATATCATGGCGCTGCGGTATGATATAACCAGATACCTCTGCAATATCCGCGCCCGCTTTATTCATGCGCACCCGTTGGCCATCACGCACTTCGTGGATAATTTCAGCAATGCGGTTAGCTTCTTTGCTTGCGCTGTTTGGCTTGCGCTTGTTGGATAATTCCCACAATGCTTCGCCGATTTCATCCGATAGCTTGCCATCCGCAAAAATGGTCATCAGGTTTTCGCGTGTCATCTTCCCGACGAACTCGGATAGCTGAATAGATTTCACAGCATTTTTTTGTGCTTCTATGCTATTGCGTGCGCCTTCAATGGGGCGTTCTACCCCCTCAAGCATCGCCCGTACCGAATCCTGCACGCTCAAGCCAGCGTCGATAAATCCTTGCAGGGTGTTTTCGGTTTGCTTTTTGATGATGATATTACGCGCAAGGTTGGCTTTCTGCTTTTTAATATTCGCCTCGACGTTAGCAATACGCTCCTTGATTACTTCATCCACCGCATCATCATAATCCATGCCTTGCTCGTTAGCGCGGCGTTTGGCTTGCGCATCAGCATCCTTCACCATCTTGCGGGCTTCGTCTTCTTTAATTCCTTTGGCTACAAGCCGTTTAACACAATCTCTCATTAGCCCCTCGTGAAGCACAGTTTCAGGGTTTCCAGCGCATCTATTGGTGCGCGGCTGTTTAATTCTTCTAGTGCGGCGCGATATTCGTCTAAGTCAGCCTCATTTAGAATATCTTGCTCAAGCATCTGCTTTATTTCTGCTTCTGCATCTTGAAAGTATGCCTCTGCATCCGCTTCATTCTCCACCCCCATAATAGCCCTACGCTCGTCGGCTGCGTCGATGGCGCTGTAGTCTATTAGCGTGTCGTTCTTAGGGTCTAGCGCGTCGGCTTGGGATTTGGCTAGGGTTTTGGCATTGGCGGTGTCAAATTCTTCTACTGCAACGCCTAATTCTCGCAACAGTTGGTCGTCGCTCATTGATTCCTGTTTGGGCTGCTTCCTGTCCCTAGCGGGCGCATAATCGGCTACATCCACAACATACGCTTCTATGCTACTTGCGCCCGAACTGCGTGCCAATTCAGTGCGGTGGTTGCCGTCAAATAAAATATAATCGCCGTTTTTGTATTTAGCTAAGACAGGCTTGTCAGCATACCCGTCAATCAGAGGTGCAGCAAACTCGCCTTTGTTAAATTTGTCCCATTCTCTCACACCTTGGCTAGATTCAATTCTATCCATAGGCACGGGCTCTACTCTTGCCCTTGAGTCCATTATTTCTTTTGTGGGCGGCTGCGGTATGTCAAAAGTTTTAGGTTGCGGTAGTCTTTCAGGGCTGATTGCTCTTATGGCCTCAAGCTGCTTTGCGATAGGCGCATCCGCAATCTTCCCAATCTCCGCAGCCTCAACCGCACTCACATCAACCCGCTGGCCAGCTTCTAGCTGCTGTGTGGCAAGGTCAATCTCATGGGCAATAACATCGCCCGCGCGGCCTCTAAATTTTTCCACCTTGGCATCTAAGAAAGTTTTAGCCTTACCAACGCCAGCGCCAGCAACAGGAAGCAACCCACCAAGCGCAGTCGAGGTCGCCACGTTAAACAAACTGTCCATCATGGTGTAATCTTGCTGCAATATCTTAGCGGAATAGCGCCCGCTTGGCTCTACTAGCACACCCGCTACCACACCCTCACCAGCGCCAATAGCTACCCGTTGACCTAGTGTGGCTGTTTTGCGTAATTGATAAGCGCGGCGCATGGTGTTGCCAAGGAAGCCAGCCGTTCCCAACACAGGCGCGGCTGCCGATACAGCAACCCCAACCGCAAGGTTTTTAGGCTCTACTATTCCTGCACCGAACCCTGCGGCTATACCTAAAGCCGCTTGTCTAGTTGAAGCATCTGCAAATAGCTGTTGACGGTAGCGTGCCGCATCATTCACCTGTTTGGAAATTAGCGCACTTTCTCGCGTCATTCCCTCTACCCAGCTAACCCCCTCACTATATAATTCAGGGTCATTCTTATAATCTTCTTCGGTTATTTTGATGCCGTTTCTTTCAGCAGCCAAAACTTCCTGCGCTTTCACATCAGCATAAAGAGTAGTCGCGCCTTGAAAAGCATCCTCAACCCCAGCCTCGACGACTACGGAAGTTTTTGGGCTGAATAACTGCGTGCGTTGGTTCGCCTGACCTAGTGCGTCCGCCGCCTCATCTGGTCTACGCCATACGCCATACATTAGAAGCCCTCACGAACTGAGCGAACGCCTTGCTTGTAATCACTGTAGCGCGGTCTTGTTTTCTTCTCACCCTGCAAGTCACTTAATTTATAACGCAATACTTGGCCGTTTTTGTCTGCAAGATAACCAGCTAGGGGCGTTTTGAATGAAATGCTATCTTCGTCACGATTCAACACAGCATAAACATTCTTGCTGTTGTAAACGTAATTCTTATCCGCCGTTACCGTTACATCGGCTGGGATTTTGCTTTCGATTAATTCGTCCACCGCATCCTGGATAATATCCGCATCGTATTTTGCAGGCACGCGAAAAAACTCGCCGTTTACTTCACCAACAACGTATTTGTCCTTAAATGGCTTTAAGGCAAACTCAAGCGATTCTGAATAACTAGCGTTCCCTGCAATCATCTTAGCTTTGGCAAGGTTTAAGGCAACACGTTCTTTTTCGTTAATTTGCTCGAAGTCCAGCCCCTCATTGTAAAGCGCGCGCTTCATATCTTGATAATCAGACGGCAATTTCAAAGCAAGCATTTTAGGGTCATACCCCGCTGCTTTATATTCCGCGTCTAGCGCTTTATCTCCTGCCTTGGCAGTTCTTACCAGTAAGTCAATATGCTCCTTGTACTCAGGCCGCCCCTCGGTTGCCAAGGTAATCGCTCCCTCTAATTCGGTGCGCATCTTGCCTTGAGTTTTAAGGTCATAAATAGCGTTGTCGGCGTATTCCCCATAAGTTTGCTGTATATTGCCAGCAACGGCCAGAATATCGTCAGCGGTGCTCGCTTTCTCAATATCTGCCGCAGTCGTCAGGGCGGTTTCATTATCCATCACACGAGCAAATTGTTTAGGGACAAGCTGGCTGGCGACAATATCATCTATTGTTCTAGCACCCAACAAAAGCGAAGCCTTAACAGGGTCTTCCCGCTTCATTTTGATTTCTGCAATAACCTCATTGCGGGCATCTTTCAATAGTGCGTCTTTAGTATCGGGGTCTACATATTGCTCGTAGTCTGTGATAGCTAAATGCTGGAATGTCTTTAAGCGGTTATTCCAACTTGCCACATCGGATTTAGCATACTTCCCACTTGCCGCAAGACGGTCATACTCCTGTTGCCGCATATTAAGAAGCTCGCTAGTCGATGCCCCTGATTTAGCCGCCGCCACTAACTCATTCACGAACTCAGTGCGATGATTTACCGCACCATCATAAACAATCCCTTGTTGCCTAGCGTCTAGCGAATCAAGACCATATTTATCCCAATAAGTCGCCTTTAGATAAGCGTCAGCCGCCTGTTGCCCAGCTTGTTGGCCTTGCGCTTTGTAAATAGCTTCAACCTTTGCATAGCCCTCAGGATGCCATTTGCGGTTAATCCCGAATAAAGCAGGCTCGCCAGTGTTGCCATCTACAGGGTTATATCCCCCCTCATGCTTTCTAACTGCTTGTTGTGCAGCTTCCCAACCGCCCAGCCCTTCACCCAGCACTTCTAACCGTTTAGCTGCTGGCAAAGCCTCAAACGCCATTTTGCCACGTTCCTGCAAATCACGCACCTGCGCTTCGGGGCTGTAACGGTTGCGTCCATATTTGTCCTTGGATGACAAAATAGCAGCATCACGCTCGTTCAAATCTTGAATCATCGCCATTGCAGATTGGCGGGCTTCAGGCGTTTCAGCGGATTCTAATTGCTTAAACGCATCTGATAGTAAAGTCTTATTGACGGTCAGCGTTTTTAGTTGCTTGGTTTTGTAATCATCTTCTAAGTTGCTGTCGTAATCCTGCATCACGCGGTCTCGGTATGACTGAGCGTATAAATTATGCTGGATGTCTAGTTTTTGCTTGTAATCCGTCGCAGGTGCCTCGGCGCTGAACTTTTTGTAAAATTCACCATAGGCGGCATCAAACCCCGCTGGATTGCTGCGGTTTTCATTATAAATGCGGTGCAAGTTTTCTTTATAGCTGGTTTCAATCTCAAGGTCAGTTATCTCTGTACTCTTACGCCGCATATCTTCGGCCATCGTGCCAAGCTCTGCCGACACATTGCGAAGAGAATTTGCACCTGCGTTGGTGTAGTTGACCTGAGGCATACTGCCCATAGCCAACTGGGATACATACTGCGGGATTTCTCTAGCCATTATTTCACCAAACTATAAATGGATTTTGCCGCGCCCGTGAAGCCTTCAATCTTCTTAGCTTTGCCTTCAATTTCATATTGCTGCGCCTGACTGTGTAAAGCACCCGCCGATTGTGTAGCGCCAAAACGTGCAATGTCTATATCCCTTGCCGCTTGGCTTGTAGATTGCCCTGCGATGGTTTGTGGTGTGCCTACAGGACTAATGCCTCTAGCCGCAAAGATTGCATTCTGCGAAGCAAGCGAAGCACTAAGGCCACGGCGTATTTGTGCAGCAGTTTCGCGGCCTTTTAGTTCTTCCTGTCTTGCGGCCAATTCAGCTTGACGGGCTTGGATTTTACTTACGCCTGCGCCTTGAATGCCTCCGGCAATACTGCTTACGCCTGATAATAACGAGCCTCCGACAGATATAATGGTGCCTACGGTTGATGCCGTGCCAGCACTTGCCCCCGCTGCCAATAATAATGTTTCAGCCATCTTAACCCTCAAACGTAATGCGCTTAGATAGAGCCAGTACCGTTAATGGTGCTGGTTCGTCCTGCGTGATTGTCACTTGTCCAGTGTCGGTGTACCCTCTCCATCCATAAAGCCGCTTAACACCAGTAAACTCTGGAGGCGCTTCATCTAGTGGTGAAATCGCATCAGGCCCGAACCTGCGGAAATTAAGGTTTTTCCCGTTAATCTTGCAAGCCACTGTTTCATATAAGCGAATAATCACCTCGCTGATAGAAATCAATTTCCCCATAACATTAGCACTTCCGTTGCCGCTATTCGTCGCCGATAAAGCGCTAGGCAAATCTTTAGATATAGGCTGGAACCACCTACCTATTTCTACCACGGTTTCCACATCACGTTCAAGCGTTACTGTGCCGCCTGCGGGCGTTCTTCGCTCCATTACCGAGCCATCAGCTACCACTCGGCATTCCTCGCCGTTCAAATGAAACAGCCCTGTGAACGTATCAGTTGGTAAGCCTGTGGTAAACTTGGTGGAAGCATCAAGCAAAAATTCCTCGTTATAACGCTCTAAGTATCTCTCGGTAACACCTTCCACTTCGCGTTCAACTGTAAAATAAATGTCATTATAATCCACCCCGCACGCCTTAAATAAACCGTCCGTTGTCTGCCTACAGAAAGCACCGATATTCTGTGACCGTTGTATGGTGGCAATAGTTGCTTCGCCATTGCCTCTAACCATGATTAACAATGCGCCATCATCTAACGATGTGGCACGCCGTAATGAAAAATCTACCGGGTTTTTAACAATATGCCCCGAAAGCAAAGACAATATATTATTAGTAAAGGCCTGTTGCGTGTCATCAAAGATAAATTCCTGAACCGATTGCCCGCCGTTTTGGCAATAGAACACGCCACCTTCTACCTCAAATACCCCAAGCCCACGAGTCGAACCTACGCGGGATTGCCGGACTGTCGAGATATTGCTAGGCGTGATAGGCTCATTCAGACTTTGCGGGATAATGAACTCTGCGCCCGTGGTGAATATCATCAAGCTGCGGCCTGAATAGATATTGGTGATTCGGTTAAGCTGGTCTGTATCAAGTGTCGCGCTGATTCCTTCATCGTCTAGCGCAGTTCCTTGGTCGAAATCGTAGTAAATACCGACTCTCGAACCCCATGCAGTTGTGGGGCGGGATTTGCTGCCACCAATCCACAACCTTCCCTCGTGGAATGTTCCACAAATAGGCCAGCCTCGCGACACACTCCAAGTTGGTTCATAACCAGTCAGTAACTCCCAAGACGCGGCGGGTATTGCATCTGTGTTGTAAAATGGAATCTCTACAAACGCATTGACAATAAGCCCACTCACAAGGCTAAGAATCTTTGCCCGTCCACCGTTGCCCTCAATGTACTGGTCGATATGCGTGCTATTGAAAGTGCCAGAAACCGCTGTTATTTTTATCGTTCCCGTAGTGGCCGATGGGGTAATGTTTCCAAACCCTGCCGCCGCGCCAGTTTGCACTACTTCCGTAAAAGCATGCGTAGGGATATTCTCAAGCGGGACTAACCCTGTTGTCCATACATCATCAGCGCCATTGCGTTGCACAAGGTAAGGTGCGAAATCTTCGTGGAAGATAATTAATGTATCAGCCGACTGCGTGTAGCTAATATCAGATAGACGCGCGCTAGTAAGTTCGGCAAGATACAAATCTACCTGCAATACTCCGTCACGATACACAGCCAGATTCTTATCAGTAGCCACCAACTGATAGGATTGGTCGCTACTAAACTCAAACGTCAGGTGGCGGGCATTGGATAACGCGCCAGAAAGATACAAATCCATCCCCGTCAGCGTAACCCTAGCTGTGCTTAAATCAGTCGAGCCAATGCGCGCAAGCCGAATATAGCGATAAGAATTGTCCACCCTGCGGGAGTAGTTCTTAGCTGTCGTGGTAAGGCTTAAAGCGCTTCCAATGGTAGTCCATGACGAGCCATCATTGGAACCTTGCAAGAAAAACTCGCTACTCGTACCTGCAACTGTGAGAGCAAGCCCATACAGATAAACCACAGCCATGCTTTGCGAGGTTGTGATATCGTACTGAACCACCACATAAGGATTAGTTGTTGAGATATTCGTCGTGGTTAAAAGCGATGTCGCGGCGTTCTGGTCAGTCGCGTTAGATGCAGTGCCACCATTAGGCGCGGTTGCAGTAGGGGCTGCTAGCGTTAAAATGCGCAAATTCTTTTGGATATTCTCTAGCCCGCCACGGCGCTTAAATCCGCCTTGTGGGATAGTAACCACGTTCTCCATTGTTTCAGCAGCGCCAAAGTATTGCTCAAGGTCACTGCGCCCTAACATCTTAGGGTCTAGCTCCCCTTGCGTAAAGCGCTGTTGCAATAAGCGTGCTGTGGTCACGAGAACCTTGCGGCGATAAATGGTGCATCAAAAATATATTCATTTCGTTTCTGCTTGCTATCCGTAGCAGCGGCGAGGCCAAATAGACCGCCTTTCATATTCCCACCACCATACGCCTTGCCAGTGTAATACGCCGCCAAACCCTCATTATGGGTTAATGCAACAGCAATATGCGCCGCAAAAGCATAAATCGCAAATTGCGTGAAATACGGAGGCCAATTCCCCTCAGCCATGTAAACCGTGTAATCCGCGTAAAGCGTGGAGTGATTGCTATAAATGCGCCGCGCGCCATCCGATGCGTAAATGTCGTAATCCTTGACAGGGGTTACGTTCAATTCTCCGCTATTAAATACTGCCCAAACCAGCAATGCCTCGGCTGGGATAATGTGGACGTATTGATATTCGTTCACAGGGGTTACGGTCTCTTGATTAAGCCGCGCCTTTTTTGTGGCAAATGTCCACGGATAATTGGCAAACAAGCTTTTAATAAAATCAGGATAAAGCTGCGCGCATATATCTGATTCATTCGTGCCATCAGAAAAGCTGCTGATAGGCTCCGCACGCAGCAAGGTTAAGGCTTGAGAACAAATATTAATATCGCTGCTTGCCATGACCTACCTATAAAATGGGCGAGGCTTTTACCCCTCGCCCAAGTTTAACCAACCAAAGAGGGACTTAGTCAGAATCAGTTACAGTGCCAGCGGTAGTATCGCTGGTATCTACAACGCCACTTGCATTGCTATTCACAATGTGAGTGCCGTATGTCGAAATCGTACCACCAGTGCCGATAGCAGTCGACCACGTTACGCGGTCAATGATATCGCCAACTTGCAGCAGTTTCGCCGCTCCATTAAAATAACCAGCGCCATCCACAACGGTGGTAGCGTCAAGCGTCCAGTAGCTCCAACGGGTCGACGCAACACCTTTTTTGGCTTGGTCGGTGATTGGAACAAGATAGTTAATATCAAAAGCCATTTTCTATTCTCCTTATGATTAAGCTTCGTAGCACAGAACGTCGATAACGCCATCGGTGTCAATCGTAACCGCGCCCGCGCCAAAGCTGGACGAGATAAGCCACGACTTCTTCTCTGGAATCCAATCAACCGAAGATTTAACGCCGCCGTTCATTGCAAGGCCAACAGCGTCTTTGTGCCATGCGAGGCAGTTACGCTGGTTAGCGGTAGCAAGTGGCAAACCACCCTCTGCGCGGGTTTCAATCATGATGATTTTGAAGCCACAGTAAGTATCAAGCTGACCTTGAACCAGCGCTTTAATCTGGTTAAAGTCTGCCGAACCTACTTCGGTCTCACGAAGTGCCGCCATCAGCGCATCAGCAGTAACCGCCATATAGCGGTTATCCATTGGCACACCGTTAGCATTCATCAAAGCCGAAGCCTTGGTGAACTTCTCGATATTCAAGCTGGTGTTAGCGCCACCCTCGGAGATAGCAACAGCAGTGCCAAAGCTCGATGCAATCATCGCGTCGATGATAACTTGGTCGAGACCACGGCCAGTTGCAGCGCCAGAAACTTTCACAAGCTCCATTTTCTCGTCGAAGCTGATTTTATCCAAGTCCTCGACGTAGCTGTAATCCGAAGCATCGTAATCAAGAATCGTCGCGGTCACCGCAGTATGCAGGGTGTTCATTGGGGTGACGTTGGCACCAGGAATGCGAAGCGAAGCTAGACCCTTGCCCAATTTAGGGAAAGATACAGTCTTAGCGTTAGCGTTCATGCGGGTGCGAACCGTACCCAGAAGTTTAGTGTTGCCTTGGTAAGCGTGCTTAACCAATGGCTCAAATTCTGTGCGGAATTGCACTGAAGCAGAAGTGGTCATAAAGACTCCAATAAAGGTTGAGGTTTAACTTTACATCAACGAGGAGGCCACTTCATGACAGGCTAGAAACCTAGGAAGGCTGCATATCTGCGGGTCGTTATGGTTACAATATACATAATCAAATTGTAGATTGCAAGTGCTAATTTAGCTTACGCAGTTGCATACTAATCTGATTGTATTTTGCTTCGTCGCGGGCTTCAGCGGCAACAATCAACTGGCGCTCCAATTCAGCCTTAGAAGCTTGATTGTTTACAAAATCCTCACCTGTCGGCACATCTTGCGTGTTGCCCATATAGGCCCGGATGCGATTCCACGCCCGCAACTGGTCGGCATTGGTAATCATGCCCTGCACCGCCTTTACGTCCTCTGGCAAAAGCACGCCCTTCGTTTCTAATTCGGCTACAAACGCCTTAACATTCGCGGCCACACGCAGGCCTGCGGGGCCAATTTTTTCTAGCTCCGCAGCGCGGTATGCGGCGATATCCTCAGCGGTAGGCTCAGAAGGCTGCATTTCAGCAATCTTAGCAATGATTGGCTGCATAAACTTGGCAAATACTTCTTTAGGCACTCCAGCATCTTTAGCTGCTTGACGCGCCGCATCAAATAACGGGTCGCCTTCAGGAACAATAGCCTTATGCTCCTCTGCCAATTCCACGACATATTCGTTAATATCTTCAGGCGCTCCGCCCTCAAACTCGCCCTTGCTTAGTTTCTTGCGCAGCCCGTCCGCACGCGCCTGTGCTTGGGTATATGCCTCGAAAATCTTTTCAGCTACAGGAGCTTTCTTTTCTTCATCCCAAAACTCAGCGGGCATATTTTCAGGCTTACCGTTGGCAAAAGTCCCAACATCCTGCACCGCGTCCAACAATGATTCGCTTTGTTGCGTGGGTTCGGTTGCTTCAGTTGTTGCTTCTTCGGTCATAAGTCCCCCTTAAAGTTTGGCATATTCTTCTAATGTTGACGCTTTCTTAATCTTTTCAATTCCATCCACCATAGCGCGGACTAATGCGTTCTGCCCCTCACGAGCAAACCCATGCGCAATAGCCTTTTCATAAGCCAATGAAGGCATCCACGTTGCTGCTTCTAGTGTGTTCTTGCGCAAGAAATCAAGCAGCGCCTGACCTGATTCCGTGGTAAATACCGTGTAATAAAGCAAGTCTATATCATATTGTTTGCGCTTGGCTTCGATTGCCAGCTTTGGGTCTTGCTTGGTGTCTGTAGAAATATTCCAAGCTAGCGGGTTTTGTAAATGCTGCATAAATATTATCTACATTCTAATTATGTTAAAAGCAATTAAAATCTGATTTATATTTGCCCCACACCCAATAAATAGTCCCGAAAACTGCAAGATACGGCACAGACAGGTAGGCCAGAAGATAGTAGCCACGCTCCGAGAACCGCTGAGCAACCACGAAGTCGCTTCGCACTTTCTCGCACCATACGCGCGTTATGTAGGCCTTGTCGTGCTCAGCGCATATATCCGCGTGGTTTTTATCCATCCACTTACCAAGCGGCCAAGGTACGGAGCAGGCCATTAGACAATGCTTGCAATAATTGCGTCAATTTCCGCGTTCTTTTCTGCCAATGCAGGCAGACGAATCGCCTCGTCAATTTTCTGGCGAGATAAACATTTTACAATCTCAATGCAGAACTCTGGCGCACTTAGAGGATGGTTAGGAGTCCAGCCGTCAACTGCCGCGACCATTTCAATCGCGCCTAGATCAACGGTCGATTTATTAATGCGGATGGGGATATTGAATATCACTAAGCCCTCATTCTCTGGGTCTTGTGTCAGATACGCTGCGTGTTCTTCTAGCTTGCTCATATTATCCTCACATCATAAAAAACATTGCTGCTTGTCCGCCTGAAACCGGAGGGGCAGGAACATCGTCAAAAAACGAATCGCGCAGAAGTTCTCCAGCGTTGTCTGTCTGCCACTGGATAGAACCGCCCCGTGGTTTATTCGTATAAGCATTCCGAAGTTGTTTATCCATGGGCTATTTTACCACCGCCGCGCACCGTTCCAGTTGTGGTAGTGCTGCAAAGCTGAATAGGATAAAGACAAGCAGAGTTTTTAATCTCCGGCAGGCCTAGTGCTGCCCAATCGAAATATTCGGTTTTATTCGCCACGTTTAATGGTAGGGTCAAGCGAGGGCGGCTTGCCGTAACCCCAAAGTTACCTGCCGTACCAGTGGATGCAGACAGAGTAACCGTGTTTACATCACGAATATATTTACCAGAATCAGCAGCAGGAATCAGGCCGTTTAGCGAAATAAGCCTACCAGCCCGGAGCGTGCCGCCTACTGCTACTACGGTAAGGTTAGCGCTGGACGCATCATTATAAGTAACGTTTACCGTTGCGTTGGATGCAGTAGCGCCTGTATCGGTGTACCACTCAAGCCACCATTGCACATCAGAATAGTTGGAGTCTCCACGCCTTGCCACAATGTTATCCGCGCTTAGTGCGTTCAAATCAAGGTCAACCGTCTGGGCAGTGGTTAATGTTCCGTTTAATCCCCCCATATGCGCAAGTCTATCATGAATCTCTACGGTCACTGCTGCGTTGCTACAGTTCGCGTTAGCCCAAGCACCATAAGAGGTGGCGGGGTCTGTCTGCTGCGTAAAGTTAATCGCCCCGGTAAGGGCATTATTGCACACAGCCGCCGTGGTTGGAATAGCCCCCTGTCCCGGTTGGCCAGTAGCACGCCACAAGCTGTAAAACTGCCCTGCAACAGCGTTAGAAATAGACGCTTTATCTATAACAAATCGGCTGCTGTTGTTTCCAAGAGCATTCACAAGCCCGTCAAGTGTTGAAATCGTCATAGTTTCTCCTAAAATCCGCTGTTCTTCGCAAAGTAGTCCCACTTGCTATCCGCTGCGTTCCAAATAAATCCGAGATAATCCGTCAGGCTGCCCCCGCTGGTAGCAGTAGGCAACGCAAGGTCGGCGCTCCCGCGATACTGAGCGCCGAAGGTAAGGTTGCGTGCTACGGTTGATTTAATACGCAGCATAAGTTGCTGCCCATCTACAGGGGTTCCAGTGGGGTTAGCAATCGTGCTATCTTGAGACAGGCTGGTGAGGATTCCAACATCCGTAGTATCTGAGTTGGGTGTTACCGTAGCTGCATCTGTAAGAGATACCACGCGGCGATTGATTCGCGTTTCCTTAATTGCCCCGCTATCTACCCGAACATCTCCGACAAACCTTGCAGCCCAGTTATTCGTAGCGCCCGTGAGCGCAGACACATTCAGCCCGTAGGAATTGGTGGCGTTACCAACTGCCGCCGATTGAACTAAGATTGCACTATTATTAGTAGCCGTTGCGTTTGTGCTGGCCGTGCTAGGAGTTACCGCCAGCGCCGCAAGGTCTGTTATCGTACCGCCAGCCGAGGCGAAGGCATGGCTAGTGCCGGCAATGCGAAAATCACGCTGCAAAGCAATGGCGGTGTTACTGGCGTGACTGCGGCTATTGGCAAGGTTATAAACGATATTAGGAGCCTCAACCCCAGCTGTTAAATTGGTTTCCGTAACAGAGGTATAGCTGTATCTTACAGTAGCAGCGGTTGAAGATGATGTAGGTGTAAATACATATTGCTGCGTATTCGCAAAAGTAAATGAAGAGCTATTCAATATGATACGGTTTGTGCCACCTGAACGCAACCGCATTGAGTTAGAGCCAGTAGTTCCCGAGTTCAAAATAAGCTCAGAAGACCCTTTGCTAGATATAGATAAAAATTCGTCAGTCCCTGAAGATATCGCGCTAAGAGTCACCCCGCCGCCAGCACCAGCAGAAGTAATGCTGATACCAGTCGCCGCAGAAGCCGCGCTCGAATCGATTAACAAGCTAGGATTGGTTGCGCCATTCGGGCCAACCGCAAAGGCCGCTGCGTTTGCCGAAGTGATAACCGCTTGGCCGGTGCTTAAAGATAGCGCGCTGTTTGTGCCAGCCCCGCTTTCAACTGAACGAAGCGTAGAGTCAAGCCCCGAATTGCTATTGGATATCTGCAACAGGTCTTTGTATGTATTTTGCGGCGTAAGTCCCGTTAAATCTGTCACCTACGCCTCCGCCTGATTATAACGATATATTCCCCGCCAGTATCAGCAGAAATAACGCACAACTCTATATCTTCCCAATTATCAGTTATGGTTTCCCATTGGTCTGTTATTGTTTCCCATGTGCCGCAGGTCATGCTCCTACAGCTTGGCTAAAGCTGCCTTCTGCTTTTCAATAACATCGTTAATTTTCTTGGCGCGCGCTTCAAGTTCTTTGAGTTCCGCCGTGGCTTCTTTAACGCTAGATTCAACTTTATAAGATTCTGCGCGGATTGATGCAGCTTCATCATTTGCTAAATTAACAATAACGCCAGCTTCAACCTTAGCCTTAGCTACAATAGCCGCCGCCGATTCTGACGCTTGTGCTTTGATAAGCTTGGCTTCTGCATTCGCTTCATTGAGCATCGACTCTGCATCAGCTACTTGATTGGCCAACTTTGCGTTTTCTTCCACAAGCTTTGCGTTAGCCGCTTTCAATTCCTTGCTGTTTGCGTCTAAGCCCTCAAGCACCGCAAGCACTTGTTCACCATACTCAAAAGCTTTGTAAAGCTTCAAGCCTTTTTGAATTTCCTGCTTAACAACTGATAAATCCATGGCCTTAACCTTTCGCTACAATGATAACAGTGAGGGCCGTGGTGCCATCGCCAGCAGTGCAAGCTGGGCTAATATAAAGCGGATTCTCCAGCAACTGCTCCATGAATAACGCCGTTTTCGTAATTGCGTTGCCTTGTGGGTCAGTTAATGGCTGCCAATCCGTAGACGTTGAAGCAACTGGCGCTTGCTTGTTTGAGCCGCGTACCGTCACCGAACCAGAGGCACCCAGCGTGCCAAGCATTTGCACCGATTTATCCGATAGTTTTGCGGTGAGAATAGGCTCGCCTTGGTCGCCGTTAGCTAACACCCATTGGTATGCACGAACCCCTGCAAGGCCAGTTTCAAATGATGTTACTGGTACTACTGCCATATTCTACTCCATTATTTTGTGAATTATGCCTTAATTCATAATAATCGTCAAGCGGGCTGTTGCGCCGCCATTTGTTGTTGTGCTAATAGCTGTGCAATAGCTTGTTGCATTTGTTCTCTTGTAGCCTCATCCCTTACCAGCTTAGAAGGCCCGCCAACCATTTCATTAATCCATTGCGGGAATTTCTCCACCTCATAGCCAAGCATTGCAATCTCAGGGTTTACCTCCATTGCCATGCCAAAGCCCTGCATAAATTTATTCAAATCTTCCATGTTCTGAACTTGAGCGATAGGCGAAGTCACGACCACCTGAATAAACAGATTGTCAATCGTGAAACCTTCTGGCAGGTCGATAAGTCCTTTACGGCTTAGAATCGCAAGCACACGCTTCCACATGGGCACAATATACTCAAGCATAACACGGCCATAAGCTGAGCCAATATCGACTTGAAACTCCTTCATGCGCTGCGCAATTTCAAACGCTGTTTTAGGCTGCGGGGTTTCGGCAGGCAAACGGTTATCGAGCAACGTTTTTCTAATCTGGTCTTGCAGGCTGGTAGCTAGATATTCCTGAAGCTGAAAGTTCCCACCAGTATCAAGCCGCTGCAATGTAGGCCCGTTCTCCCCACCGTTACGCTCAACAGGAATAAACGTATTCGGCGCAATGCTCAAGGTATTAGGGTTCAACCCGCCATCGCTGGCAATCGTATAAACGCCCGCAATGTCCAGTGCCGCCCCACGCAGCAAGAACTCTTTAAGCACGTTTAGCGTCTTAATATCTGCCAATCCCTGAATGAATGGCCCAATGCCCCATGCAAAGCCGGGTATTTTCATCCAACGCGGCGTAAAAACAATTTCTTCAGTGTGCTTCACTTCAAGGATTTTGTCTTTCTTAACATCGATAATCACATCGTAACAATAAATCAGATTCTCATAATCGTAATAAAAACACTCCGTTACACATAACTCGGTATCCGGTGACTGCTTAATAAGCTGCTCAGTTTCAGCCGATAGCTTTGCATTAGGCCATGTCTGCTTAATTAGGTTGCCTTTAATCATTTGCCTACGAAAGCGTGCGTCGATAATCCCGAACTTGCCCTCGCTCAACCCCATCTGGCTGATAGGCGTTGCGATGAAGTTAAGTGGGTTTTCTTGGTCGCCCTCGTGCAACCACAGCGCACCAGTGCCTACACCTAATTCCCAGTACATCTCAGCGCTTGCAGTGCTGAAATTGCTGGCGTTAATGTAGCTAAACACTTGTTCGGTGATTTTCTCTAATTGCTCGTTAAGGCCCTTGCGTTGCTCCTCTGGCACGCCTGAGCCAGCTTGCAACATCGCCCAGCGGGTGAATGGCGGAGTAAACTCACGCTGCAAGGTATTAACAAAGTTAGCCGCACTTATCTGTCCAGTGGAGTCATATTGCCGCGTGGGTGTATTGAAGGAGCCGCCTACCTTGCTCAATGTGTTGCGATAAGGCGAAAGCAACTCATAGCAATCATCGTATAAATTGCGGTTAGCATCGCGGTCACTGAATGCTTTATCCGCTTTCTTGAGTAGCTGGTCGATTTGATACATCTAGCCCAACGTGGTGCGGGTTACGCCTGTTTCTTCACCTGTAATCAATGACGCTTTGCCACTAGCGCGAGCGCGCCTAGCTTGTAAGGTGGCGGCTTCTTTTTTCTTTGCTGCCTCTTCTTCGGCCACGATGCGTTTCTCCTGCTCTGCTTGTGCTTTAATTTGTGCAGAATTATCTGGTGCCTTTGGCTTGGATAGGATGCCGCCCATAGTAATCTCCCTGTTTGCTATGTTATAGCATGGCAATTCTACAATTAAAAGCGGTAAATTCTGTTTGCCCCAGCCTTGAGCATGGCTTTGTAGAGCCCATAGGGAGTAACCACACGCTTGCGAATACCCAAAATGCGCTTGGCTATGGACACGCAGCTAACCCAATCAAGCAGTTGTTTCTCGTAAACCATGCTATAATGGACGGTAAGTGATAGCACAGCACTGCATTTCTGCTCTATTTCTTGTTTGATATAGTGCTCTACTTTTCCCTGCATCCATCTAACGGCCATTACATGCGATAGGGGATTGATGCAGATAACGCCCTCTTCAGCTTGCCGCCATAGCAGGACGTGCCGCCAGTCCTTTGCTAGAAATAGATTCCACCATCTGCGCTCGGTTGAACCATCGAACACTACGAACCATGTTTGAGATTCGGTGAAGCGCTCCATTAGATAACATTCCACGTCATAGGTTTAGTTACTGGCTGATAGGATTGCACGCCCGCTGGTCGCTGGTCCAGGGCAACGGCTAGATAGCGCCACGCATCCGAGGCATCCGCAGACCAATCATCATAAGGATTTGCCTTAAAACACTGCCTAGCTTCGTCATATTCGTAATGATAGTGATTCATCGCATGGATGCCATTTTTTGTTTTAACCGCGTCGATGTATGCTTCTTTGAGCAATGCCTTGCCCTTCTCTATACCAGCGTCAACACTAACATTTGGCAAGATTCGGTTTTGAATGCCGGCCTGTTTAAGCTGGTCGCTAATGCTTCCTTTCATACCTAAGCGCTCATGCTTACCGTCATGTGGTAGATAGTGCATGTCATACAGGTATGGCTTGGACTTTATGACCGCAGCCAGCTTGTCAATATCCGCATCACCGCCAAATGCTTCATGGTAATCAATCACCCGCACTTCGCGCCCAACTGTCTGAGCGAACCATATGCAAGTGCCGTGGCGCTTTCCTAAATCCCAAGCAGTAATTACAGGCACGCCTGACTTGAATGCAACAGGGCATATGCGGCCCTCAGTGCGTGCTCGCTCAATCAGCCTTGCATAGATAGCACCGTTGCGCCTTGTATCAGGCTCACCATCCCAAACGTGGGCATATGCCTCTGGGTCGCTGGTTTCTAATCGCCTGCGCTCTAACTCTAGCACCGCAGGGAAAAATGGGTTATCCCGCCAGCTCACTTTACGCACTAGCATATCACTATCAGCGTTTACTACAAACCGCTGGTAAGTTGGGTCAGTTAGGTTCTTCGTGTTGAAGCTAATCCATATTTCTGAATCAGGCTTACGGATTGTGGGTATAAGCATTTCCCATGAGGCATCAGAAACTTTCTCAGCTTCCTCAATCCACGCCACATCAACGCCCTCGGTGGATTTAATCTCGGTTGCGTTGTATTTCAGCCCCTTGAATATGAACTCCGTCCCGTTCTTGCCACGGATGACAGCCTTCTGAACTTCATAGAAAGCGGATAGCCCATATTCTGCTATTAAATCCGAAAGCAGCTTATGCACCGAATCGCCTATGGAGTTCTGCAACTCACGAGCGCACAAGACTCGCAAGGGTCTTTGCATACCTTGAATCAGCAAAGCACGCGCTATGTTGTGCGATTTAGCGCCGCCGCGTCCACCGTAATAAACCTTAAAGCGCTTGGGAGTGAATAGCGGCTCAAACGCTTCCGGCATCTCTATTTTTGTCACTGACAAAAGCCACCTGCAATGCTAAATTAATGGGAGGCTCGCCCTCTGCGCCTGCGATAGGCTGTATTGCTTTACCGTCTACGCGCTCTGTTACAAACTTAACCACCTCAAGTTCGCCTTGCTCGAACCTATCAATAAGATTCTCAGCGCCTTTTTTTAGTTTCTGCGGGCTTTGGCGAATAGCACCAAGAAGCGCATCGCGTATTATCTTGTCGGGCTTACCTCCGCCTGGGTTATTTGATTTATCAACCATAGTTCGGGCAACAACCTTTTGACTTATTTGCAACAGTGAATAATTTTATCAGTTACGAAATCCCTAATGCAGCAATCTGCTTTAGCTGGACTATACATTGCCATAATGGCGATTGCGATTAAATATTTCATTTCTCGCCCACATTAACAACAGTCACCTTCTCCACACTCACACCATGCCGACCGCATGGCTCCCCGTACCAAACTTTGATGCCTCCGAGCGCCGTCCTGATGGTCTTAGCTAGGGCTGTAGCCTTCACAGGCTCATTCGTCTGTATGGTCACTAAAAATGCTGTTCGGTGTTTAGGCATGGGAATATCCTACTTGCTTTGCGTGGCTTTGTCAATACGATAAAAGCTAGCTGCCTCATAACAACTACCATCTGCAAACTCCCTTAGCACCTTCCAGCAATCCAGCAACGTGCCTTCAGCGAGTGGGAGGCGGGAGTTGTAGGCTGTTAGGATGTAGGGGGTCATGCTATTCTCCACAAACGATAACCTGATTCAACTTTTCTTATAGTATAATCAAATCCTTTATTTCTTTTTTTATGACCAGATGCCGCATTTGCAGCAGATACTTTCTTTTCTTCAGGAATAAAAAAGCTTTCACCAATTTCCATAGTAGAAAATGGATAAATTTTTCTACCACGGTAAACTTGCGATGGAATTTTATAATGTTTTTCTATTTTCATAAATACATATATAAACAAATAAATTTATAAGTGCAATATGTTTTTTCACCTACACGCGTGTAGATAAAATTTACACGTATTAATAATTGAATTTATTATATAAAAACAAAAAAATCCTTATGTGTAGTATATACCCCTTAAATATAAATGCTAAATATAAGGGGTGTATCGCGTACACGCTACACGTTTCTCATTTTTATATGATTTTCAGTTCTCTATGCGTGTAAATTATTTGCACACGCTACTTACACGTGAAGGTTTGCTTCTTACCTTCCTCTTTCACTTCAACTTCACCCGATTCTATAAGCTGCGTCATAATGTCGGAACGCTGCTTCTGGGTTAGTTTCCGTGTGCGCTGCGTCAGTTGATTGCGAGATATATTGGGCCACTTGCGAATAACATCGGCCACATATACCAAATCAGCTTCGTGCTGCGTATCTGTTATCTTAGACGCAAACGCTTCAAGATGCAAGCTCGATTGTTTGACAATCGCAATAGCTGATTGAATTTCTGGCGTACCAACGCAATTTTCGTCAGTGATAATCATGGCTACCTTTTGCGCTAGCTCCCAGTTTCTAGCGTAAAGGTCGCCTAGTGGCGTATCTAGTTTGGCATTGCACTCAGCTTCATAAATATCAAGTTTATCTAACGCCTCTGGCGTAAACGTCATTTCTTTTGGCTCTGGCGTTCCATAGTTGTCGTAAACTGGCGGGTTCTCTGCCATCCAATAAGTAATTTTATCCACCAACATTTGCGGCGGTGGGCTAAATTTTACGCCCTTGATTTTTTCTGGCCTATCTGGTGCATTAAATACCAGCCACCGATTGAGAAAACCATCAATAATTTCTGTCCCGTTTAATGAGGCGCGCAGACGCTCTTGAACAGTAGAGCCAAGGCAACAAAAATGTGGTTGTTGCAAAATGATTTGTGGATTTTGCTTTTCGTTAGCGTATTGGCGGCCACGGAAGGTTCGGCCAGCAGCGCTGAAAAGCTCGACCATGTAATCAGTAATCTCGCGCTGGAATCCACCCGCGTTTTTCAAACTGATATTGCCCATGAAGCGGCCAAGCTCATCGACGGACAAAAGCGCAACGCTACCACACTTATGAATGCCAGTAAGCAAGCCAGTGCCGCTAGTTGGTCTGCCCATAAGATGCTTGCCTAATCCGCACGCCTCTGCTAACCTGTCAATCGCTTGCTGTGGGTGCTCTTTACCGCCTGATGTAGGCGCAAGCGACATGATGAGAACGTTCGTGCGCAAATTTGTATGGCTACGCACACGATGACCTTTTAGCATACCAACAAACGCCAATGCCGCCGCGAGTGACAAAGCTGGCTGCGGCCTAATGGCTGTTGCTGTAATCCAATCTGCAATTTCACCAACTAAGCCAGTCACTTTAATTTCTTGCGGCCTATCATCCGCTTTTTTCTTTTCAAAAATATAACTAATATCAACGGTGAACCCCGCATCCTCTTTCTGTTTTGGTAGCCATCCACCTTGCTTCGCAAAATAAACTAGCGTGCCAATCGTAACACCGTGACCGCCAAATGAACGCCATGCAGCTTGTGCGTCATTATGATTATAGCGCCTTCCAGCTTTTGCGCTCCAGTCGTGCCATAAATGACATGCTGCGTCGCCAAACTCATCGCGCAACGCCATCCCGATTTGCACCCATTCATCACGAGGGCAATCACTTGAAACGTAATCAAGCATTTCTGCCGCTTCGGACAATTCCACCTTATCGTTATACTCAACAGGCGGAACCCATGCGCGGTTTGACGCTTTCGGGTATTTCGCATCCATAAACGTAAAAAAATCAGGATTGATGCTTGGTAGGTTTTCAAATGAATCGCATCCATATAGCCACACATAGGGCTTGCCAGTTTTACGGTGCGGACTTGGCGGGATTGTTGTGAGGCGCTTATCGCTAAGAAGCTCAACTACGCCACCCCATGTTTGCGAACGCTCGCCATTATAGCGATAGAATGCTGTGAAACCTTTGCTGCCCAATTTGCGCAACGGCGTTTCGCCAGCAAGCATGTAAAAAGTCTCGGTGTCGTTTGTATCTATATCAAGCGCAATTACGCCAGATTGCTTGCCGCATAAAAGAGCGTATTCTTTATGCCCAGCCTCATCCCATCCGCGCGCTTCATCCTCTGTAGGCATCGCATCATAATAGCGTGACCACTCGACCTGTGGAACGCCTTTGCGCAAAGGAATGACGCAAAGGCCGCGTGATAGGAATTCTTGAAACATAACTATTTCCCTTTTTTCATAAACTGCAATAGAACAAAACGCACAAATGTACTTTCGTTCATACCAAGTTTTTTAGCCTCCCTCTCAATCCATTTTCTTATGTCGCCCGAAACATAGGAAACAAGACGAATTTTCTTATCCATAAAAACCTCAAAAAAAAATATTTGACAGCACTGAGTGTGCACTGTATGGTCACTGGTGTCAAGGGGGAATGTATGACTACAAGAAAACCAAAATTGCCAAATAAAAAAGTACGAATGGCTTTTGCTATGTTTCTTTCTCAATATGAAAAGAAGTGGAATCTTTCCAATCCACACGACACGCTAGATGATTTTATTTTTTGGCTAGAGGAAAAATCATGACCAACGATGAAGAACGCAAAAAGCTAGTTCAAGAGCTGCAATACCGTCGCATGAGATTGAATGAGGCTATGCAATCACTACAGCGCCAGTTTTGTTACACACAAGAAATTTTACAAGCAACTATTGACCACATGGAAGGAAATGACAATGCAGTTTGAAGAAATCAAAACAGGACTATCAAAAGAAATGCCGAGCAAAATTGTTGTGTTCGGCGTGCCAAAAATTGGCAAAAGCCGCTTTGCGGCGCAATTCCCCGATGCGTTTTTTATCAACGTAGAAGATGGGCTGCAGTACATCGGGAAAGAAGTGCGCTCAACGCCTGCGCTGCATAGTTTCGATGAGGTTGTGGGGTGGCTGAAACACATTCACGACAGCGAAACTTTTAAGGCTGGGCGCTTAGTAGTGGACTCGCTGGACTGGGTGGAATCGCTAGCTAAAGACAAAATAGAAAAAGAGCATGGCGCACCGTTAAGTGACCGAGCGCACAAAGCGTATGCATATGGTGCAGGGCAAGCAATGGTTGATGATTGCGTGATGCGCGTATTCCGTGGGCTGGATGCTATCTACAAGAAGAAGGGCATCCCGTCGCTTTTGATTGCGCATAGCGTCATCAAAACAATCGACCTGCCGACCAAAGACCCTTATAGTAAATATGAATTGAAAATGAGCAAGGCAACGGCAGCGAAAGCTACGGAATGGGCTGACCTTGTGCTGTTTGCAGATTATAGTTTTGTCGTAAGCAAAGACGGCAAAACTTCGGAACCTAAGCCGGTGTTCCTGGCGGGTGGCTCGGCCGCATATACGGGAGGCGGTCGCATGTTACTAAGTAAGGAAATCCCGTTATCTTATGACCATTTAACTAAGGAGATTACAAAATAAATGACCCTTAGAAACAACATTCCTGAATATAGCATATGGAAAGCGATGAGAAATCGTTGCAAAAATAATCCATATTACAAAAACATTCATGTTTGTGAAAGATGGGATAATTTCGGAATTGTACGCTTTGAGGCTTGACAACTATATTTAGATACAGTATGGTTAGTTCATTAGATGCAATTAAGTGTCTAAGTATTAAACGAGGATTTTATGAAACAGATTAAGCAATCTGACTTTGATAAGATAAGCAAAGATTATCGCGGTCAATTAGATGGAAAACGCACTGTATTTGCGGGGTGCATTATTGATAATGGTGGAACGCGGCTTGCTATTGAAGGCGTGGATTTTGAAATTACCCCCGCACCAGTAAAGCGGGGGCGTTATGCATAATCTGGTGTATTGCGACCATTGCGCTACTGAAATCTCTGAATATCAAGCATCTTCTAACGGAGGATACTGTCATCACTGTTATTTGGGTGACTCTATGGAGAGCGACCAAAGCATATCTAGCGATATAATAGAGGTGTTGCAAGAGTTTAGTGAGAATGGCCAGAAATTTTTACTACTTAAAAAAGGTAAAGACGAATGGGAGGAGCCGATAGGCCTATGGAAACTGGTTATAGACCTTAATATTGGGGCAACCGTATTCAATCATCCTGACGGGCGGGTTGCTAGTTACAAAACAGTATTCCCAAAGGAGGAATTCCATGACTGATTTATTATTCGATATTGTCAGCGAATACGAACATGAAATAACAGACGCATTACCCGGCTATGATTCTAGAAATAGCCGCCATGTTAATATTGTCCGGGATAAACTTGGTGTAATTTGCGCTAGAATTTATCACGACGCGCTACGGCAGGCAGAAGAAATATGTGATGCGAAAGGAGCAAAATTCCTTTTCGAGGCTGGTCAGGCAAAGTCCCATGCCGTTGATATGGCACTATCAAATAAAGCTATTGGCTCAGACATATGCGCTAGTGAAATTAGAAAACAAAGGTCAATTTACGCCCTGGCATTAGAAATAAACAGTCGCCCGGATATATTTAAGCGAAAAGATGAAGACGGAGAATTAAGATGACAAGCATAGTCCACATATACCGCCGCTTTCCTACGCCGGAAAGCTGCATAGCACACTTGGAGGCGGTCAGGTGGGGTGACAACCCTGCTTGCCCATACTGCATGTCACCACGGGTAGGCCGCAAGAATGACGGCAGCCAGCGTTGGAATTGCCACCTGTGCAAAAAATCATTCAGCGTGACCGTGGGGACGATATTCCACAACAGCCATATTGACCTGCAACGCTGGTTCCTACTCATTGCCCTTATGTTCAGCGCAAAGAAGGGTTTATCAGCCATGCAAGCGGCTCGTGACCTTGAAATGCGCCGTCCTACGGTATGGAGCATGATGCACCGTGTACGCGCCGCTATGAAGGATGACGGCAAGCTACTGACTGGCATCGTTGAAATGGATGAAACCTATGTAGGCGGAAAACCACGCCGTTTTGCCAACAAGGATGATGATGACAATACGCCTTCCCTTCGCGGCAGAGGCACGAAGAAAACGCCAGTAGTGGGCGCGGTGGAGCGAGGCGGCAGGGTAAAAGCCAAGCCGGTTGACAAGGAAGAAATGACCGGCGAGGACATGCAGCGTTATATCAGGCAATTTATGGACACCAAAAACAGCGTGTTAAATACGGATGAATACCCCGGCTATAACAGCGCCAACAAGATTGTCCTGCATCGTCGCTGCAATCACAAAGCCGGTTATGTTGTCCGTGACCTATTTACGGGGCAGTTTGGCGCGATTCACACCAACACGATTGAATCATTCTGGGCGATTGTCAAGCGTTCAATCTACGGGCAGTTTCACCATGTCAGCAAAAAGTACATGCACCTGTATCTTAATGAAATCAGCTACCGTTATAACCAGCGAAATCAAGATAAACCTTGGGGATTGGAAGGAATACTATGCCTAGCAGTAAAGCCGTAAACCGTACAAGTCCGGATAATTTTGATTATTTTATGCTTGATATGGGCAAGCGCCCAACAAACAGACATTCAATAGATAGAATTGACAATAATGGAAATTACGAACCGTCTAATTGTCGATGGGCTACATACAAAGAGCAAATGAGAAACCAGTCAAGAAATAGGTTTATTGAAGTCAATGGTGAAAAAATTGCAGCAATAGATTTTATAAAATTGTTTGGAATAAAATATAATACGTTTTTACGGCGTATATATCGCGGCCTCAGCGTACAAGAGGCAATTAAACCAGTTAGAAAACGAAACGAAAGGATATAACTATGACTATTGATTATGGATTTGAAACAACTGACGAAGTAAAATATGACGCACAGGGATTGCCAGTAGGCACGCACAAAGTGATGATTATTGGCGAGGAACCGGACGCAAAAGACCGTGGCCTTGTTGCTAATTTTGAAATTGTTGAGGGCGAGTACAAGGGCAAGACTGGCAAGGTTTGGTATCTCACCAAGCACGAGAATGCAACTACTGCAAACATTGCAAAGCAAAACATTAAGCGGATTGCTGACGCAACTGGTAAAGCAGTGAGCGCAACAAGCCCGCTAAAAGGACGCGTTTTGCGTGTGGTTGTCGGTGTGCAGAAAAACGACGCTGACCGTACTGAGATTAAAAAGTACCTTCCAGCCGATAGCTCGGATGCGCCATTTTAATGCTTAGACAATATCAGAAAGACGCATGTAATGCAGTGGTGTCATGGTTTAATTACCATGACACTCCTGCGATTGTTGTTGTGGCAACAGGTGGCGGCAAGTCGCATATTATCGCCAGCCTAGCGGATTATTACGCGAAATCAGCGCGGGTGCTGATTATAGCGCACCGCAAGGAATTGCTGCAACAGACGGGCGAAAAAATCACAAGTGATGTGGGTTTTTATTCCGCGAGCCTTGGCGAGAAAGATATAAGCAAGCCGATTACAGTTGCTGGCATTCAGTCGATTTACGATGTGGTGAGTGATTGGAATTATATTTTTGTCGATGAGTGCCAATTCCTTAGCAATAACACCGATGACGGAATGTATTGGAAACTGATAAACAACCACCCAGCCGCAAAGGTATGCGGGTTTACTGCCACGCCTTACCGTCTCAAAGGTGGCAAGCTAGGCTGGGGCGATATTATTTATGAGATTAATTACCCCGCATTGCTGGCGATGGATTATCTCGCACCGATTAGCAATAAGCTGCTGATGGATTGCGTGCCGAATCTTGACCATGTGGAAATAAAGCTGGGTGATTACGTCGAGAGCCAGCTTGCCGAGGTGATGGAAGACCCTGCGCTTATTGAAGCGGCGATTAAGGCAATTATAGCCTATGGCGCGAATCGGCATAGCTGTTTAATTTTTACCGTAAGCGTGCGACACGGCGAATTGCTGCGCGATGCGTTGCGACTTAATGGCATTGAATCAGTGATGATTAGCGGCAAATCAAGTGACACAGAACGCGCTGAGGCTGTAGCGCAATTTAAGCATGAATATGGCAACGTGCGCTATCTGATTAACTGCGAGATTTTCCTTGTTGGGTTTGATGCGCCTAACGTTGATGCAATTTTTTGCTTGCGCCCAACTAAGAGCAAAGCTCTATGGGAGCAAATGATGGGGCGTGGCGTGCGCAAAGCGGAAGGCAAAACGAATTGCTTGCTGATTGATATGGCTGGCAACCTTGCGGAGCATGGCGGCATGGGTGAACCATACAGAGAGAAAGCACGCAAGGAATCAAAGCAAAACAAAGGTAAGATATGCCCTGAGTGTGAAGAATATACGAAGCCTCTAGCCAAGGAGTGCCCTGACTGCGGCTATGTGTTTCCCGAAGCGGAAACCGCGAAAGTAACGCACGAATATCAGGCAGACACAAAAGAGTATAAGCTTGGCGGCGATATTTGCGACTATGACGTGACGAGCGTGGATTATAAGTTTAAGACTAGCAAAAAGGGAAGCCGCATGATTGTGGTTAGCTATCATTGTGGATTTGGCAAATACGGCACTGTTGCGGATTTTTTGTTGCCCTACCACGAACAAAGTTTTTTGCGTGATAAAGTGAAAAAGTTTTTTACCGAGCGAGGCAATGGAATTGGTGACCCGAAAGAATATAGCGAGGATGATTTGTTGTGGCATTGCGAAAAACTAAATCAGCCAGTAAGAATAACAGTTGACCACCGCGAGGAGTTCCCGCGTATCATTCACTATCACTGGGCGCAAAAAGAGCCGCAGCAATCTCTTGAAGACTTACTTGGAGAAGCACCACTATGACAAGAGTTGAAGCTGCTATCCAGCGAGCATTAGTTGATTGGTTTTGCAAAACCTATAAAGACTACATGCTGACTGCGACACTAAACGAAAACAGCCGCCACAACGTAGAAATGGGCGTAGTTGTTGGCATTACAGATTTGTTGATTTTTGCACGGAAAAATGATATCCTGCACGTGTTTTTTCATGAGTTAAAAACCAAAAACAAAAACAGCAAAATAAGCCCATCACAAGTTGATTGGCACAAGAACATATATATTCCTAAGTTGCAGGCAAGCAATACGCATTACGCAGTAAGCAAAGGATTGAGTGAGGCAAAGAAAGCAATTATCGAGTGGACGACTTCTGTGCGACTTGGGGCGGGGTAAAAGCCGCCCTCCTTTTATAATTCCCCGCTTCCTTAGTGCAAAGGGGCGGAGGTCTTAGTAGTGCACTCGGACTGGCAAACGATAGCCCGATGCTTCAGTGGGTTCACAGTGGCATCGGGAGCTTTATGGTAGTGGCGGCGTGGTGAGAACACGCAGCGTTACAAAAGGTTAGGTTGAACGGTGACGACTGGGGCTAACCCAATGATTGAACACTTTAGGCTATGGCGTGTCAGTAGAACCGACGGGGATTGAAAATCATGCCGCCTAAATTACTAAATCAACGCAAACAACCACAAGCAGGTTCAAATCCTGCCCACTACCAACCCCTAAAATAATAATTGACACCCCGCACTAACTACGCTATAACACCCATACCGCAGCAATTAGGCAGCGGTAGAGCTCAGGAGAGAGACACATGCTTAAACGAATCAAACACATCTTCATCACACTAGGCATTGCCAGCGGCATGACCACTGGTGCGCTAATATACAAACACAACATCGACACTTGCCGCCTTATGGTCATCGAGCATGAGCGCAAGCATCAAGAATTCAGCGCAACGATGGCAGGGTATGAAGTGCCGATGACTTTCCATCAAGCATTGGGAGGGAAGTGATGCAACAATTCCTACGCGAATACTACGCCCTGCAAACGCAAGCGTGGCAGGTTTATTTTAATCTTTTGGGGATGTGGGGGATAAAATGAAAAAAGCCACAAGCTACCTACTATCATGGCTATTTTATGGCATAGGGCATTGCGCTTATTTGGTTAGCTGTGCATCTGGCTGGCTGTATCAGAAGGCTATGGGCGTGCATTTTAGAATTAAGGAATGGGGGCAATCATGAAACGCCGCCGCATATACATCGCTCGCTTTTGGAACGCCAAGCCTATACGGGTGAGCGCTATTAACGATAAACAAGCAACCATCATTGCACAGGCTATGGCAGTCAAGCATGGGTGGCAATTCCAATCAGTCGGGACGGTATGAACGAGCTAACCAAACTATTCCACGAATCAGGCATGAGCATTGGTGATTTTGCTTATGCGTTGGGTATTCGCAAGCAATCATTCACCCGCATGATGGATGGAATTATACCCACGCCTGGGGGAGTGATTTCGGATGCCCACCAGATTCTAGCAGATATTGACTATGTGCGGACATTGCCAGATATTGATGGAATATCGTATAAAGTTTTCAAATTAGTGCTTGACGGTACGGATTAACTACTATAACATGCGCACATCGAAGCATTAGGGCTTTGATGGAACTCAGGAGAGAGATATGATATTACCATACGCAATTAGATACACGATAGACGGTCTAAGGGATGGTCTAAGCTATACCCATATTATTGATGCTAAAAGCCAAGAGTACGCCGCTGATTTATTCCGCGAGCAATTCCCCAATGCAAAGATAATCGAAGCATGGTTTGCCGATGTTGAAGTTAAGCGTCGCCAATATATTAAAGACTGGCTAGATGGCCATGTAGACACGATGGGAGATTAGTCATGGAATACCGTATCCAAAAAGACAGCGCCGAGCCACCGATTTACTGGATTGAGAAACTAGCGGATAACAACTGGCAGCGAGTGTTTGGCACGACATGCTTTAGTGCTGGAGAGTCTTGGACTGCATTGCAGAATCAGGAGGCTATTGTTAGCCCTGCCGAGGTTGCCATGTTACTACGGGGAGAGCAGTGGATTCGCGATGAACCAAAAGAGTTAAAGCGATACAAGGTTGTCGCGCAAAGCACAGCGATGACAGAGTTCACGGAGGCCAGCGATGGAAAGTAAGCATACACAGTTGCCATATCGCATTCGATACGACTTTTCCGCACCAACATTTTCAGTTTATGCGGCTCACCGCCAAGTATGCAACTTTAGCTCTTGCACCAAAGAAGATTTGGCTTGCGCTCAGTTTATCGTAAAAGCCTGCAACAGCTACTACGAGCGTGAAGCAGCACTCATCATGGCGCGGGATGCTTTGCAACGTAGCCAGCCAATGCACCTAAAGGGTATGGACGCGGTAACACTACAAAAGCTGCATTTTGAAGCACTAACCAAAATCAACGAGGTATTATCATGACAACCGAATCAAAAGCATTGGCCGAGAAGATTAAGCAGGTGATGGAGTTTGCAAAACATAAGGTATTTGTCGAAGGTTATGACGACATCATCCGCCAGCTAGTGGACATCGTGACACAGCAGCATGAGGCTTTGGATGTAATACGCGATGATTTTGTTGAGTATTGGTATGGTGAAAGTGGAAAGTCCGCAGACTTAGCAAGCATAGTTAAGGCTGATGCCACCCTCGCCCTCAGCGCGCCTATCGTAAACATGAAAAAGGGAGGGTGAGGTGGCTGCTTACTATAACGAGTTCAAGCCCGAAGCAGCCCACATGCTGCGACAACTCATCAAGGATGGCTTGATTGCGGATGGCGAGGTGGATGAGCGCAGTATAACGGAGGTTTCAAGTGACGATATCAAAGGATTTACGCAGTACCACTTCTTTGCCGGAATCGGAGGCTGGAGCGTTGCCCTCAGAATGGCAGGATGGCCAGACTGTAGACCTGTTTGGACAGGAAGTTGCCCCTGCCAACCATTCAGTACGGCGGGAAAGCAAAAAGGCCACGGCGATGAGCGCCACCTATGGCCGCATTGGTTTAGCCTCATCCGCGAGTGCAGGCCTTCAGTCGTCTTTGGAGAGCAAGTTGCGTCAGC